AGATTGAGATGCAGAAGCAGCTTATGGATTACAGCCACAATCTTCAGCTTCAACGTATGGAACAGCAACATCAGAATTCTTTGACCCAAAATACTTGGGGTCACGTTGCACGTAATATGGCAGAAGGCTTAGGTTCTGAAGCAAACTTTAATGCTGAGTCATCAAACTACTCAAAGTTATTTGGCGATGATGAAGGTAAGCGTCTTCATCAGCAAGCTGTTCGCACAGCAGGTATGCAAAAAGGTATTCCAGGTCAAATCTCCCTTAAGTTGCAGTCTCATAATGCTGATGAAGCATCTGCAAAAACAGGAAGTAACACAGGGGCTGTAAATACTACAGAGCCTGAAGATATTTATTCAGAAGGTCACGGTATTGGTGAAGTCCCAGACCTTGGCACAGATTTTAGTCGTACAAGCAACCTTAACGTCGGAATGGGTGAGGGTAAGTAAACATGGGTCAATTTGATAATTACATCAAGCCTAATGAACAAGGTGAAGTAGTTGCTAAGGCAGGTCCAAGTAAAACTGGCAAAGCCGGTCGTGGTGGACAACGTGTTGCAAAGGTGCCTGGTCTAGAACCTAAGATTGCACTTAAGGGTGAAAATCCTGCGGGAGTAGATAAAGCTTCAGAGGCACGTCTAAATGGTAAGCCAGTAAGTATGGGTAAGCTAGAGTTGCCTGCTAAAGCAGAGCCTGTTACAGAAGCTCCTACAGCTGCTGATTATGGCAGGCGCAACTCTGGTCAGATTATTAAGACACGTGGTAAAGGCTCAAAGCCAAAAGCTTGGAATGAACAAGATGCTTGGGATAAAGAAGGCAATCTAAAGCCTGATTATAATGATATTGATAATAATCCACTAAGCACAACAACTATGCGTATGCGTGATACTTCTCCACTATTTGTATCAAAGCAGCACGCAAAGGCATTTAATCTTCGTACAAAAGCTTTTAAAGAGCAAGAAGAGCGTCATGCAACAGAGCTTGCTGGCGCAGACAAGATGTCTGATACTGAGTACCTAGCTACTACAGCACGCCACGATGTTGAGCATCAAGAGCTTAAGGCTGCTCATCCTGTTCCTCCTGAGGGATACACACTTCCTGAAACTGATGTGGAAAGAAAAGCAGTAGATACTGGTTCAGTAGCACAGCCATATCGCCCACAAGGTAGGAAGGGTCCACGCCTTTCTGCACGTAATGTCATCAATTGGCCTACAACAGCCGATAAAGATGAGGGCCGTACAATGGAAGATCTTGAAAAAGAAGATAGGAACGCACGAAAAAACCGTGCCCGTAAAGCTGGCATTACTGAAGTAAATATGAATGAAATGTCTGCAGGAGCACCTGCCGCTGTTACCCCAGAAGCTACCCTTATTAAGAGTGAAAAACTTGCTAGCAGAATTGCTGCAGGTAGGGGTGCAAGCACCAATGTAACTAGGGGTAACCCAGACATTATTGAAAGAGCAGCACGCCTTTCTAAAAAACTTGCTCCAGAAATTGGAGAAAGTGATATTGGTCATCCAAACCATCCAAACTTTTCTCAAAGCACATATGCTTCTATGGCCACAGTTATGCACCATGCCGGAATTGAAGAAGATAAAAAGGGAACAAAAGATTATGAGCAACTAAAGAAGTTTGCTGGAGACCGTAGCTTCTCAGATTCAGTTGAGACTGCTCGTCAGTATATTGATAACCAAAAGCGTTTTAACAGCGGCAAGCAAACAACTTATAGCGCTAAGCCTGGATTTAATGAGGAGAAGGTAAACCCTTCAACCGATTACTTCAGAACTAAAAAGGGTGAGAAAGTAAGTCTTGCTGATATGAATCACCCAGAGAACCCACTACGTGGTGGTGGAGTTATGAAGGGTAGCGAATCACCATTTATGGGATTCCATGGAGATGCTAACTCAGAAGAAGGCATTAGGCCAACTGCAAAAAATAACCCGGGTCGTTCCGGTTCACCTGAATGGTTGCACCAAGGATGGCATCCGTATGTGGAGCCTGCGGGACACCGTGTATTTGAGCAACATGATGTAAGTGGCGCAACTCACATGGGTGATCTTGTTAAACATGCAATTAAGAAGGGTAGAACCTTCAATAATATGACTGCAAGCTTAACAAGGGGCTCAGCTATTCGCTTTAGAGCTGGAGAAGATGCTCCTCTGTACAAGGTAACTGCTGCTCCCTCAGAAGTTACCACAAGAGGTAAGCGTAAGGGCAAAGAGCTTGCATCTAAGTTTGGTCCAGCTAGAGCTGCAATCCTTGCAGAAGGCCGTGCACCACTTGCTACACCAGAAGGTGCTGGAGAAACTACTCTCAATATTCGTCGTAATGGCGTTAACACTGAGACAACTGAAGCAGAGCGTACAAATATTGCCTCTACAAAGGCTGATCGTTCTGAAGGTAGGTTTGTTGATATTGGTAGCAGCGCTAAGTCTGATGAGGCTCGTAAAATCTTTGGAAATAATAAGCCTAAGACTGAGGAGTAATCCTCATGGACGATCGTCTTCTAAACTTCTTAGATAGTGCCAGGGTAAATGAGCCATTGGGCAGAATGTCACCTAACCTACGTTATGGTGCTCAAGCTGCTAAGGATTATCTGACTAACCAGGTATATGAGCCAGATCCTAACCGTGAGCAAGAATTTGTTGCTCGCCCAGGACGTGGTGCTAGCGGAGAGTCATCAAATTAATGGCTAAGCGTATTGAAGAAAACTTAAATATGGGTAAGATTAACGGCCTTAGCACTCATTCGTGGACTTGTATGGATTGCGGCAAGCACATCACTAAAGTTGGTGGGGCTAGTGCTATTCGTGCAGGAAAAAAAGAATCGTACAATCATACATGCGTTAATATGTCAGATCATCCAGAGAAAAGTCGTAAGGATTTATTTTAATGACTACTAAGAAAAAGGGCAAATAATGGCTAGAGACGAATTTGATTCCGCTACTTCTATTCCAAAAGTAGAGAATGCTTTAGGTTTACTACACGGAACTACCCCTAAAATTGAAGCCGCTATTGCAACGCATAAGAAAAACAACGATAGTAAAAACATGATGCAAACCCTAGAACGTCGTGACGCTCACCATAAGATGATTAAGCAACACGAAAATCTTTTAGGTTTGCTTAAATCGGGAGACTTTGACAAGCACGTTTCTACAGCAAGAGATATCCAGAAGGCAGAGGCGGCATTACCCCCTAGACCTACCCGAGAGTCTACGCCTAAAGAGTGGGATGATCATGCCGACGCAACGAGAAAAGTCATGGGTATGCGAGGACCAATTGAACGTCTTATGGGGTCTATCCCACCGCATGCGTATAATAAATTATCTTTTCCGGGTTTAACTCCAGTCAAACACTGGAGCGACGCAATGTTAGAGGACGCGCAAAACCACCATAGTAGCTGGAAGTAGGGATAATGGCTGAGACAAAGAAGTTTGGACCCTACAAAGGTTCTGAAGAAAATGGAGGACGCCCTATCTATGTCTATAAGACAAAAGGCAAAGACGGCAAGTGGCATACCACTTCAAAAAACGCTGCTCGTGCTAAATATGAAAAGAAGCATGGAAAGCTACCTCGTGGCACAGATGTAGACCATAAAGACAACAATCATGATAATGATTCCTCCAGCAATCTGCGCCCGCTCAAGCATGGCAAAAATACTGCCAAAGAGAACAAGCGCAGAGCTGGAAAGAAGCCCTAAGCTGCCAACATTTTAGGGCAAAGCTTAATCCACATCTGAACTAGCCTATGATCACGCTCACCTGGGTTAGCATGCCATGGTGACCAGTTCTTACCCCCAGAAGACATTCTGTAGGCGATTACAGCGTTCGTAACCGGATCTGTAAGGTCTTTAGCTGACTTAAGCCCAAAGTCCTTCACACGGCCCCTTAAAGCCCCGTAAAGGTTAATCTGGAAGACCCCATAGGAGTCATCTCCTGTTTTACGACTAAAGTTGTGGGCAAGAGGGTTGCCGTGAGTTTCTTTCATCGCAACAGCCCAAGCTACCTTTAAAGAATGGCCCTGAAACCCTACAAAGCTCAACACCTCGTAAAGTTGTTTTGGAGTTAGTTTCTTGGCTATGCTGTATTCCCCGATAGGAGTTAGGCATCTTTGAACCACTGGGGCTGCTGCTCTAACTGGGAAAGTTAATACATTTGTAATTGTTAAAAGGCCTATAAGGCCAACTATTAGGAAATTCCTTTTACGGTCATTCAGATTCACACTATCTCCTAGGCTAGAGAGCCAACCCGAATCTTTATCCAACTGTCACTTGAATAAAAATAGCCTGGCGTCTGTCTGCCAAGCTAGTTGCAACTCTTTTT